AGGCAACTAATCCTGAAGAAGCAAACACCACTAAGGTTCGTGTATTAAAATCTAGATACACAGGTGATACAGGTTTGGCTTGTGGTCTTAGATATAATCCTGATACTGGTAGATTGTTTGAAGTATCAGAGGAGGAAACATTTGACAATGAACAATTCTAAAATAGTATTTGACATAGAAGCTGATGGACTTCACCCTAATAATGTGTGGTGTATTGTAGCCAAAGAACTAGATGGTAAGATACATACATTTGATAACACACAGATAGAAGAAGGAATTAAATTTTTACAACAAGCTGACACACTTATAGGTCACAACATTATAGGTTATGATATACCTGTACTAGAAAAACTTTATGGTGCTAAGTTTAATTGTAAGATAGAAGATACATTAGTTATGTCAAGACTATTTAATCCTGTCCGTGAGAATGGACACGCTTTAAAAGCTTGGGGTTGGAGAGTTGGTATGTTAAAACAAGAACAGCCCGAAGACTTTGATTCCTATACTACTGAAATGTTAGAGTATTGTATTCAAGATGTTAAGTTAAATGAAGCTGTATATAATTATCTTATAAAAGAAGGAAAGATATTTAGTCCTGACTCTGTTAAACTTGAACATGAAGTTGCTAAGATAATAAAAGAACAAGAGAAGACTGGATTCTTTTTTAATACTCAACAAGCTATGGAACTTCTTGCTGAACTTAAAGCAAAGCAATTTGCTGTTGAAGATGAAGTTCACAATACATTCAAGCCTAAGTTAGTTGATGATAAGTTAGTAACTCCTTATGTTAAAAAAGATGGTGAGTTATCTAAACGTGGATTGACTGATGAAGAATATGATAAGTGTATCAAAACTCAAAATGTTGAACCATTTATGAGACAGAAGTTAGTTGACTTTAATCTCGGCAGTCGTAAACAGATTGGTGAATATCTTATAGACTTTGGTTGGAAGCCTGTTAAGTTTACACCTACAGGTCAGCCGATAGTTGATGAAGGTACTTTGAAAAAGATTGAACACATCAGAGAAGCTAAACTTATTGCAGACTTTCTTTTATATCAAAAGAGAATAGCACAAGTTACATCTTGGATAGACGAACTTAAAGATGATAGAGTTCATGGTAGTGTAATACCTAATGGAACTATTACAGGTAGAATGACACATAGAAATCCTAACATGGCACAAGTTCCAAATGCAGGTTCTCCATATGGTAAAGAGTGTCGTTCATGTTGGACTGTACCTGAAGGTTATAAACTTGTAGGTATAGATGCTAGTTCTTTAGAACTTAGAATGTTAGCACATTACATGGACGACTCCGATTACATTGAAGAAGTAATTAATGGAGACATACATACTACCAATCAAAAACTTGCAGGTCTTAAAACAAGAGACCAAGCTAAGACATTTATCTATGCATTAGTTTATGGTGCAGGTGATGCTAAGATAGGTAGTGTTGCAGGTGGTGGATTAAAGAAAGGTAAAGAACTAAAACAAACTTTCTTTAAGAACTTACCTTCACTTAGAACTTTAAAAGATAAAGTACAGAAAGCTTCTGAACGAGGATTTTTAAAAGGATTAGATGGTCGTAAGATATATGTACGTAGTCAACATGCTGCACTTAATACTTTATTACAAGGCGGGGGTGCCATTGTTATGAAGAAAGCCATGTGTATCTTACAAGATTTAATAAACTTAAATATTCTTGATGCTAAGTTTGTTGCTAACATACATGATGAATGGCAGATACAAGTCAAGGAATCTCAAGCAGATTTTGTAGGTAGGCTTGGAGTTGAAGCTATTGAAAAAGCAAGTGAGTATTTTAATATGCGTTGTCCTTTAACAGGAGAATACAAGATAGGAGAGAATTGGTATGAAACACATTAAAGAAAAGTCAGCCAGTAGAAAAGGAGACTTAGCTGAATATTATGCTGTGACTTGGTTATGGGATAATGGGTATGAAGTATTTAAAAATTGTGGTTGTGATGGACTTATAGATTTAGTAGTCAGAGACCCTGAAGGTAACATTAAATTAGTAGATGTTAAGACAGCAGGATTAAAAAAGAGAACTAATCATAAGTCACATTGGCAATCAAAATCAACAAGAACTCCGGAACAAGTAAAGTCAGATGTAAGATTTTTACTATTCATTCCTGAGACAAGAAAATTAAGGTGGGTAAAACATCGTGAAAAATAAAAAAGATATTGACAAAACTAAAATAGATAGCTATAATAAATTTACGTCTGAGTCAGGTCATTGGTATGCTCAAGACGGAGAACCTATGTACACAATCATAGGTGCTAATGGTAAAGAAAGAAACACAACTCTTAGAGATGCTAAAAATCTAGGACTTGTACCTTCAGTTACTACCATACTAGGTATGATAGCTAAACCATCATTAGAAAACTGGAAGATAAATCAAGCTTTAAATTCTGCACTCACCCTTGAAAAAAATAAGGGAGAATCTCTTGAGTCTTTTGCTTACAGATGTAAGATGGATTCAAAGAAGGTTGGCATGGATGCTGCAAAGAAAGGTACTAAGATTCATTATCAAATTGAAAAAGGATTCTTAGGTATATCTAAAACTAAACCTTACAAACTTATCAAGGCTTGGTTAGATGAAAACTTTCCTGATGAAGAATGGTTAGCAGAGGATTCTTTCTGTGCTGATTCAGGCTATGGTGGTAAGATAGATTTATATTCTAAGTCTGGAATCTTTGTTGACTTTAAAACTAAAGATAACTTAGAAGGCAAAGACCCTGCTAAATTAGTATATGATGAACACGGTATGCAGTTGTCTGCTTATGCACAGGGCTGTGGCTTTGATAATCCACAGAGAGTTTCTATCTTTGTAGACAGGGCTGATACAGGATTAATATTGTTTCATGTTTGGGATGAAGAGTCTCATGCAAGACATCTAGGTATGTTTAATGCTATACTTGAATACTGGAAGCTAGTTAAGAACTACGATTCTTCTATTGATAATGCCTAGAAGAGTACCAAGAAAACCTAGACCTAAAAAAGTAAATGTTCCTAAAGGTTATGATAGCATTTGGGAATATGAAATACATCAAACAGTTTTAAAAGATTGGAGTCATCATTGGGACAACATAAAATATGTAGTCAAACATACATATGAACCTGACTTTGTAAAAGTTATAGATGATAAAACAATATTGATTGAAGCTAAAGGTAGGTTCTGGGACTACGCAGAGTATAGTAAGTACATACATATTAGGAATGCTTTACCTGATAATTATGAGTTAGTTTTTCTTTTCCAAAAGCCTTTCTCTCCAATGCCGGGAGCAAAGGTAAGAAAAGATGGAACAAAAAGAACTCATGCAGAATGGGCAGAAACAAATAACTTTAAATGGTATAACGAAGAAAGTTTACCAAAGGAATGGAAGAGTAGTGAATTATAAATTTAACGAAGATAAAATTATTAACGAAGTCAAAGCTTATATAGGCAATACTTATGACCAGCATTATGCTAATGGTAAGTATCAAGCAACAGATATGATTATTGATTCAGGATATGGAGAAGGATTCTGTCTTGGAAACATTATGAAGTATGCTATGAGGTTTGGAAAGAAAGATGGAAAAAACAATTTAGACTTGTATAAAATAATACATTATGCTATAATAGCAATTTACGTAAACAACAAGGAACAGGATAATGGTTGAGGATAAAATAGGAACTAAGCCTTACTTAGGAATTGAAATAAACTATGATAAAGAAAAAGAATTTGATAAATTTAGTTTAGATACACTCAAAGATAGATATTTTTGGGAAGGAGAAACACATGCACAAGAAGCATTCGCAAGAGCATCCGTCTTCGGAGCCACCTTCAAAGGCGAGACAGATTTTGAACTGGCTCAAAGACTTTACAACTACGCTTCCTCTCGTTGGTTCATGTTTAGCACTCCTATACTTAGTAACGGGGGTACCACTCGTGGGCTTCCTATCAGTTGTTTCCTCAATTATGTTCCTGACAGTCGCAGTGGTTTATCTGCTCACTATGATGAGAATATATGGTTGGCAAGTTCAGGTGGAGGCATCGGTGGATATTGGGGTGATATTAGGAGCAACGGTATTTCAACTACTCATGGCAGTCGTTCTACTGGTTCTATTCCTTTCATCCACGTAGTTGATTCACAGATGTTAGCCTTTAATCAAGGCACAACTAGACGTGGAAGTTATGCAGCTTATATGGATATAAGTCA